ACCTGCTTATACCCGAAGACATCATAAATAACGTCCTAATGCCATTCTTGGTGGCTCCTCAAAATATTAAAGAGAGATTGGAAATTAGAGAAATCGAAGATAAGCTTATCAAGGAAGGCTCAATGAAAGAAGAGGATAGAATCAAATTTGAAAATACATCTAAAATGATTGCCCTTTCTTCTGCTAGCTATACGTTTGAAAATTTATATAAAACATACAAAGAATGGATGGAAAAAATAACCGCCAAAGAACAGGTGGGAGACGCAAAGTATTTTATTTCTCAAATGGGTTACGAGGCTCTTCCGGAAGAAATGATTGACCCTATTATTATCGAAGAAGCTCAAAGTGGTGGACAAAGTCATTCTTCTTTTAGACGTGAGTATTGTGCCCACTTTACAGACGGGTCTGATTCCTATTTCAGTGCAAAAAAAATGCATGAATGCACAATCCCAGACGGAGAAGAGCCCACCACGCAAGTTTACGGAACGAAAGGATCAAAATATATATTAGGAATTGACCCCAGTTTTAGTAACAGTCCATCCTCAGATTTCTTCGCTATGTCTTTACTAGAGTTGGATGATAAAACCCAGCAGGGAACGCTTGTGCATAGTTACGCCGTAGCTGGAGGTAACCTTTCGGATCATATAAAATACCTTTATTATATTGTAAGTAACTTTAATGTAGATATGATCATCATCGATAACGCGGGTGCAGAATTTATAGATAGTGCCAACGCGTCAGCACTCTTTAAAGAAAATAAGCGCAAAATAGACTTCTTCGAATTCGCTAGCGCCAAGGACGGGGATGACTATAGAAAAGAGCTTAGCAGGGCTTCTAGGGCCTATAACGTGACGTCTGGTTCGATATGTTTCAAACAGATATTCACCTCAGATTTTATAAGAAAAGGGAACGAGCATTTACAGGCATGCATAGACCATAAGAAAATATGGTTCTCTTCGAAAACAGCCGCCAACGACACGGCATTCAATAGGTATTCAAGTAAAAGCCTACCTCTTAAACATATTGGCGAAACAAGCGTATTAGATTTTATAGAAACTCAGGACGCTCTAATATACCAAACAAAAAAGCAATGCGCTCTTGTAGAAGTGAAAAGCACCGCTAAAGGCACACAAACATTCGACTTACCGCTTCATCTTAAGAAAAGCACATCCGCACATAAAGCTAGAAAAGATAATTATACCACTTTAATGCTGGCTAATTGGGCTTTAAAGTGCTATTATGATATACGAAACGCGAAGGAAAGTAGTGTTGATGATACGTTCAGTCCATTCATGATACAATAATCCAAAAAAATCCGCCAAAAACCGTGTAAATTCTTTTTGATATGCCTAGACCTAAAAAAACCACTGAAGTAGAACCCCTAATGGCTGGGATGGAGGAATCTTTGGCCTACGTTGGAGCCGAAAAGAAAACCAGAAGCCGTCGCAATATTTCCGGAACCATTGAGAGGACAAATAGGTTTACTAATATAGAAAATGGACTTGTTCCGTTTAACTACTCTAAGGGCGTAGCTAAATATAGCAATATGGATGTGAGGGACGCTTGCGTCCTTTGTCAAAAGGCGTATTGGAATTTTGCAATTTTTCGTAATACCATTGATTTAATGACGGAGTTCTCAATCGAGAACATATACTTTACGGGGGGGACAAAAAAGTCCAAACAGTTTTTCAACGCGCTGTTTGAGAAGATTAATATCTGGGCTTTGCAGGATAAATTTTTCAGAGAATACTTTAGGTCTGGTAATGTGTTTATCCATCGGTTCGACGGCAACATAAATAAAAACGAAGTAAATAAACTCACGAGAGTTTTCGAGACTAAAGTTCTATCTAGTAAAGCGGCTAAGCTTCAGCTTCCCATAAGATACGTAATTTTAAACCCAGCCGACATTGAAGCTGGCGGAAATGTTTCATTCGTAAGAAATAACTATTACAAGCTTCTTTCTGATTATGAAATAGAAAGAATGAGGTCTCCAAGAACAGAAGACGACAAAGAGCTTTACGATACCCTTCCTCAAGACGTAAAAGAGCAAATTAAAAAACCCGGAAACCACGCGATACGTCTTCCTTTGGATAAAGATAAAACCTTGGCTGTTTTTTATAAGAAACAAGATTATGAACCGCTAGCTATCCCCATGGGGTGGCCGGTCCTTGAAGCAATCAATTGCAAAGCGGAGATGAGAAAAATGGACATGGCAATTACTAGAACCATGCAGCAAGCAATACTCCTTATCACAATGGGGACCGATCCAGATAAGGGAGGAGTTAATCAAAAAAATCTTGAGCGCATGCAAAAACTTTTCGTTAATGAGTCGATAGGAAGAGTTTTAGTTTCTGACTATACCACTAAAGCCGAATTTGTTATACCCAATATAGGGAGCTTACTTTCTCCAGAAAAATACGAAGTAGTTGACAGGGACATAAACGTAGGATTAAACAATATCCTAGTGGGGGGAGAGAAATACGCGAACCAACAAACTAAAGTGGAGGTTTTCATGGCTAGATTAAAACAGGCCAGAAAATCATTTCTGAAAGACTTCTTAATGCCAGAAATCAAAAGAATATCGAAGCTTATGGGTTTCAGAAAATACCCTCAAGCCCATTTTGAAGACACGCCCCTCAAGCAGGATTATAATATGCAAAGGATATACGGCAGACTAATTGAACTCGGTATACTTACCCCAGAGGAAGGTATGTTGGCTATATCAGACAATAGGCTTCCCGATACAGAGTCTTCTTTAGAATCGCAAAAAGAATTTAAGAAACATAGAGATGAAGGTCTATATGAACCATTGCTGGGTGGCCCCGCTACTCAAAAAGAAATGTTGGACAAAAACATTAGGTCGCAAGAAAAAATAAACAAAGATAAAGCTAAGGAGGCCGCTAAGGCTCCTAAAATCCCAATGCCTACTCCTACTGGAGGTGGGCCTGTCGGAAGACCCCCGGGAGTTAGTACTCCACAACCAAACGAAAGAAAGCCCGGAAAAATTGGCGAAAAACAATCGAAGGCATATTTCAGTCTAGAAAAGGTAAAGAATAACTTTGTTCTCGCTAATAAGTTGGAAGAGAAAATAGGGGAAGAACTCAAAAAGAAATTCAAGCTTAAAAAGTTAGACGACTTACAGAAAGAGGTAGTCGAGAATATAGCTCAGTTGGTGATTGCTAATGAAGATCCTAAAAACTGGAATAAGATAACTTATATAAGAAAGTACATAAAGGATCCGAAAGACAAGAATAAAGAATCGGTAGACGCTATTACTGAAGTAGCATGCGAGCATCAAGTTGACTTATATCTGGCTGGAATATTACACGCAAGCAGATCGGAAGTTGACCCATGCCAAGAGTAAGGATAACCTCGCAATCTCAGGCCCTATATGTAGGTCCTGCGCCGTCAACCGGTTTCCACTTTATAAACGCGAGTGGAGACCCCACTGGGGATGTGAACTCCACTAATCTGCTTAAGCAGTTAAACGGTCTTCAGTCTATTAATTATGAGATATTAAATAATAGAGTTCCAATAAGCGAACTCGGTAGGAGAGCCACTGTAAAAAGAGCCATAATTACTCCCCCTTCCGTTAATTTAAATTTTTCATATCTTGCTTCGGATTTAAAAAACGAAATAAGAATGGGATTCGATGTAAATTTTCATACGGGTCACTCTTATACAGATTCGTATTATGCCAATAATACCGGTACCTTTTGTTTGTCGGGCTTTTTAAGTAGAGACAGCTATCCGACGTATAGCGGATTCGACACGGTAGATAATGACGTATTTACCTCAAGCTGGCCTTACGCGGATAGAGATAAAAGAAATTTATTTTTAGGTATAGCTCCAGAAGGTGCAGATATTAAAGATATATCTGATGAGCAATATAATCAATTAAACTGCGTGTCTTTTGGGGATTGTCATCTATCAAGTTACGAAGTAGATTTCAACCTTAATAGCCCAATAATGAGCAGAGTAGGTTATGAATGCGCGAATATACAATATCATGGTAGTGGATCAGGTTTGATTCCAGCAATGAATACTTCCGATTTTACGCCGGTCAATGATAATATTTTTGTAATCCCAAAATATCACGGAGAATTATCTTCTTTTTCCATGAGCGGAATATCAATTTCTGGATCAGCCCAACCATTGAGAATAGGAGATATGGGATTAAGAATAACCGCGCCAAAATATGGAGCGGCAGCAGAAGATATAAAAGATGCAGGCATTAACTTTAGAGACCTTAGCGTGCAAAATGCCAAGGTTTCGATAGATATAAATAGATATGCGTGGAAAGGTCTAGGCCATAAATTACCGATAGATAGACCGATAAAATACCCCATTGTTGTACGGGTTGAGTTAACAGCGTTAATGGGGGATACGGCGACGGGAGATTTGTATAATTTTATAACCAAAGATTACCCGTATGATGTACAATTTGACTGTAGAGCTCCCACCTTTTATTGTAGCGGAAACCAAAATGACGTGAGGTTAAGATACGATATCCATAAAGCAAACTTAGATAATTTTACTTTTTCAAATGAGGTAAATGAAGGAAGAACAGTGGATTTAACTTATATAACTGACGTAGCGGAGAATATAGGGGGACAGGGTATATTCATGAGCGGAATGGTTTTCGAAACAGGATTTCCCTTCTCTGGTTTTAATTTTTAGAGTGTAATATAACTTAGAACGAAAAAGAGGAAAGCATGTTAGTATTGTTAATTTTAAGCTTATTAAGCAACCTCGGGCTTGGAATTTGGGCGTATAAAGTAAAAAACCCTCCGAAAAAAGCTAGAAGGGCGAAAAAGGTTGTAAGAAAAAAATCATTTAAAAAATAAAGGATATTTATGGAAAACAATGAACCACTAGAAGGCCAAGCGGGGCAGCAAGTAAACGATTATATGAACCCGACGTCTGGACCAGATTTATCTCTGCCAGACATCCCTATGCCCGCTCCAGAGCCCGAGCAAATCAAAGAAGTTAAAGATGAAATTGATGTAGCATTCAAGTTTGCATTTATTGGCGCTGGCCAAGGTGGGTCAAGGATAGCCGAGACTTTCCATGGTTTAGGTTATAGAAAAATTGCTGTGCTAAATACTGCGGAGCAAGACTTAAACACAATAAACTTAAATAAC